GGTTGCGTGACGGTTGGGGTGAGGCAGGTGGCTACTCAGACATGATGAGCCGCATTCAGAATGTGAAGCCTAAGGTGGAGGAAGTGGAGATTGTATCTGCCTTCTCAGAAGGTTGGGAAGCCATCCACCCTGTCAAGACTGAAAAAGAAAACTCATACCCAGCAGCAGCTCTTATGAATGCTGTAGCTGAAGAACTAATTAAAATTGAAAAGGAACTGGCATAATGTGTGGTATTGTGGGCGTAGCTGGCTTAATTACAGCGAAAGAAAAGAAAGCGTTTAAAGACTTATTACGTATTGACACGATACGTGGCAAGCATTCAGTAGGTATTGCCTATAGTGAGCAGCATACTGGCAATATTAATGTCTACAAAGAAACGTGGGGTGTGGATGACTTCCTACAGAAGAAAGAAGTGGAAGACCAATTCCTTTCGGTGTCAAATTGTATCATCGGACACAACCGTCATGCTACCGTAGGCAAAATTAATAAGTCTAATGCACACCCATTTCAGTTTGAAAATATTACGGGAGTACATAACGGTACATTACGTCAACGTTTTAATCTAGATGATTACAGAGATTTCGATGTTGATAGTGAAAACCTGTACCACCACATGAACAGTAACAGTCTTCAGCATACGGTAGATAATATGACTGGCGCTTGGTCTTTGGCTTGGCTAGACCACACTGAAGGTACTCTAAACCTCTACCGTAACAGTGAACGACCTATGTCATACTGCTTCTCTAAGGACGGTAAGACGTTGTTCTTTGCTAGTGAGCCTTACATGTTGCACCTAGCACTAAGTCGTAATGGTGTTGACTACGACACTATCTACCTAACCTCAGAAGATACTCTTAACACCTTTGAGTTACCAGAGAAAGTGTCTGATGTTATTGAACACTTACCAAGGACAGTTGTTAAGAAGACACCTCCTGTAAAAAAGCAATTGCCCACTGTAAAAAACAATGCGCCTACTGGCACAAGTCAGTACGAAACCTATCCAGCAAATTTGGTAAATAAGCGTATTGCTTTTGAAGTGGTACGTGCTGTAGATACTGAGCATTACGTGGAAGGACAGACCTGCTTTAATGGGGATGAAAATCCTATTGAAGTGCGTCTATTCTGTAGTCATAAAACACACAAAGAGTTGTACAATAAGCTTGCCACCAGTATCAACCTGTTTACCGGTATTGTTAAGCGTTATAGCTGGCATGAAAAGTATTTGCTTATTGACTTACGCACTGTAGAAGAGCGTGAATCATACTCAGGTACTCCTGCACAGGAAGACGAGAATGGTAATGTCATAACTCAAGAAGAGTTGGACAAGAAGTATGGTGAGTGTGCTTGGTGTAGCAGCCCTTTAGTAGTAGGTGAGGCGAAATGTTATAACGATGGTGTCGCCTTGTGTAGTGATTGTCAACTGGACGGTGAAGTCCAAGCGTTCTTAGGAGAATTGTGATGAAGGTAGGTAAATTTAATGTATTAGTAGGTGCTGACCCTGAAGTATTTTTAACAGACAGTGAAGGTCAACTAGTAAGTGCTGTAGGTAAGGTGATGGGTACTAAAGAAGCACCTCACGCAGTAAAAGATGGTGCTGTACAGTTGGATGGTATGGCGGCTGAGTTTAACATCGACCCTGCCAAGAACAAGGCAGAGTTTGTCAAGAACTTACGTAGTGTTATGCGTCAACTAGATGTTATCGTTGGTGAAGAGCATAGCCTAACAGCAATCCCTACAGCTCACTTCGGTGCTGATTATATTGCAGCTCAACCTGAATCAGCTCGTGAACTAGGTTGTGAGCCTGACTACAATGCGTACACAGGTCAAGAAAACCCTACACCTAATGCTGAAACACCTTTCCGTACTGGTGCAGGTCATGTTCATGTAGGTTGGACTGAAGTGGAAGACCCGTATAGTGAGGGTCACTTACGAGACTGTCGTACACTAGCTATTTACATGGATACATTCCTAGCTCTAGGAAGTATGCTGTTCGACCAAGACCAAGAACGTCGTCAATTGTATGGTAATGCTGGTGCTTTCCGTCCTAAGACATATGGTATGGAATACCGTACCTTGTCTAACGCTTGGTTACAAGACCCACGACTAATGGCTTGGGTACATGAGCAAACTATCGAAGCGTTTAAGGCAGCCAGTACTGGAAAACGTTTTGAACGTAACGTTGATTGGTATTTGACAAAGGCGGTTGATTGGTTCAACAGTACAGGTCAGTCTATTAATGACCATCTGTTAGAAGTATTAGAAGAGTATGGAGTTAACCCTCCACCAGTAGTAGGAGAGCCTATTAATGTATAGTGAAGTGGATTATGCACGTACTCGTCTTGAAGGTACAGTAGTATTGCACGACAATAAAGCGTTACGTATCAACCACATAACATCTGACCGAGTTATACAAGGTACACTTTTGCAAGGCCGAGAAGTGGAAGTGTCTATGGATGACTGTCAACTAGCTCAACACAAGTTGGGGTTTGTTAATCGTGACGGTAATGTGTTTTACGTACAACGTCTACCTAAACGTCGTGACTGGCGTCAAGGCTTACGTACAAACAATGTGGTAGGTTTCCGTATTGGTAGAGACCGTATAGAGCGTATCTCCGATACAACTATCATGAAGTGTCTGGAAGGTAACTTCCCTAGTGTGGCAGATGCCTTAGATGAAGTGGTACGTTGTGATGTTCCTGTGGCTATTAGCCGTTCGTTTGCACTAGTGCCTAAACGTGGTGGTATTTGTGTACAGTATAAGCAACGTGGTATTGTGGGTGTCTATCGTGATGGTGAGTTTGTCCTGTCAGATAAGTATAAGTATTTAAAACCTGCTCTAGTTAAGGAGGGAGTATGGCTGACACAGTAGCTAAGATATTTGGGCTGGAACACCGACGCGTAGAAGGTGATGCAGGTATTGAGATTGAGGTTGAAGGTAACGGCCTCATTGCAATACACGATGAAGGTTGGCGTACTGACCATGACCCTAGCCTACGAGGTGGTTTAGAATATGTAATGACTCAGCCTAAATCTTTGGAAGGCGTGCATGAGTCTATTGACTATCTTGAAGGTCGTCTTGATGATGCAGGTGCTACAGTTGATGAAGCTATCCGAGCAGGTATGCACGTTCATGTTAACGTACAGCACCTAACTACTAACCAACTGTTCTCTTACATAACTACATACACCATCCTTGAAAACTTACTGACACATTTCTGCGGTCAGTATCGTGTAGGTAATCACTTCTGTCTACGTATGGAAGATGCTGAATACCTTCCTTACATCATTGAGCGTGTTGCTAAAGAGAAGTCCTATCACTTATTCGGTGATGAGATTATCCGTTACTCAGCTATGAACCTATGTTCTTTGGCTAAGTATGGTAGTGTAGAGTTTAGAGCTATGCGTTCTACACCTGACTTCCACTTGTATAAGGTGTGGGTGCAGACATTGGTGCAACTTCGTGACTTGTCTATGGAATATACTCCAACAGATATAGTTAACATGTATTATCAAGAAGGTGCTGAGAGCTTCTGTAAGCACTTCTTAGGGGACTTCTACAACACCTACTGTAAAGGTATGGATGTAGTAGAATACACCGCTGAGTGTGCTCTGAGAGCCGCTCCTTTAGGCTTTGAAGTGGTATGGCCTGACGAAACAACTTATCTTGTAGGTGGACTAGAGTGCCCTACTAATATTAAATTCCCTAACGAACCAGAGGAAGATTTTTAATGTTTATCTACCCATACAAAATGGCATCAGAAGGTGCTAAGAATTTACGTACAGCTATCGGTGCTAAACTTATCAAACGTGAAGGTAGTAAGTTTAAAGGCAGCGCTGCTAAGACAGTGATTAACTGGGGTAATAGTGAGCTACCTGAAGAAGTGATGAAGTGTAACGTCATTAACAAACCTGATGCTGTAGCTATTGCAGCTAACAAGAAGAAGTTCTTCGACAAGGTGGAAGACTACGACAGTGTAGATGAGCCTCTATTTATACGTATCCCCCCTTACACCACTGACATTGAAGTGGCTAAAGCTTGGTTAGATAGTGGTGAGACAGTTGTTGAGCGTCATAAGCTTACAGGTAACTCAGGTGATGGCATTAAGATTAAAGCTCAGGGTGACGAGCTTGAGCCGTGTCCACTGTACGTACTGTACATCAAGAAGAAGAGTGAATGGCGTATTCACGTAGCTGATGGTGAAGCTGTAGACATTCAACGTAAGGCACGTCGTCATGATGTAGCTGATGAAGATGTTAACTGGAAGGTACGTAATCATGCTAATGGCTTTATCTTTGCCCGTAATGACGGTGAAGAAGCTCCTGAGCAAGTTATTGAGCAAGCAGTTAACGCTGTTAAGATGTGTGGCTTAGACTTTGGTGCAGTAGATATTATCTATAACGCTAAGTATGAGCTTGCTTATGTGTTAGAGATTAACACAGCTCCGGGTCTTACAGGCACTACGCTTGAAGGCTATGCTGAACGTTTAGGGGGTCTGTAATGAGTGCTGAACTAATAGCTTTTACACTTGCCTTGACAGGTGTGTTCCTTTGTTCTATTGCTGAGCATAAGGTGAAGAAAGAGGGATTCAGTCGCCTAACAGACATGTTAGTGGGCACTGCTGTAGTCTTGAGTGTCACAGCCCTTTTCGTATTCCCTTGGTAATTAGAAGACGTCCCTTGTAATTAAGGGATGTCATTTGCAACAATTTTTGTTAGAAAATAATTCGACCTAACGGTCTTAGTAATTTTGGAGAACCTTATGTTTGAAAAAGGTGATAAAGTAGTTTGTGCAGATGCGTCAGATAGTATCCTAGTTGAGTCTGAAGAGTATGTGGTAGATGGCATAAGCTTGAACGGTTTTATTTTTATTGAAGGTTTTAACGGCAAGTTCTTCGCTGACTGCCGTTTCAAATTGGTAGAGTCTAAGCCTCCTATTTGGAACAATAAGAGGCCTAAGGATATGACCAAAGAAGAGCTTAAAGCTTTCATCTGTGACCGTATTGATGAGGTGAAGATGGAGTTTTATGATGATTACGGTAGAAACTGGTATGACTCAGTTGCGTCAACCTTCTCCTACGCTCTAGGTGTTAAATACCGCATCAAACCAGCTAAGTCAGATAAGCTAGTTGCTGCTGAGAAGGCTTTAGAAGAAGCTCAAGCTGCTGTTAAGGTTGCTCAAGAAGCTGTAGAAGCAGCTAAGGAATAGTATGTCTTATTTTATTGACCGTATCCAGCCAGACGAGCTGGAAGCCTCTGTAAGCCCTCTTACTGTTATCCAATGGCAAGAGGTAGACGAACGTCGTAAATCCTCTGAGATTAACGTACAGTGGGATAGTTACCGTGCTATGATGGACATGGGTAAGAATCACTGGTTAGGTGTGTATACAGATAAAGCTGAACTTGTCGGCTACATCTCTTTCTTCCTTACAGAAAGCTTACACACAGGGGAACTGACAGCCCTTACAGATACCACCTACGTCCTTAAGGAATATCGTGGAGGTAATGTAGGGAAAGCTCTTATAAGTAATGCTATGGACATGGCTAAAGCTTTAGGGGCTAAACACTTCATGTCTACGTTCAAGAATGGTGTAGACCATGAACAAATCACGAAAGACTTAGGTCTTTTTAATTATGAAACAGTTTATTGTAAAGCATTGTAGAGGTATGTATGGCCTTCGTATTGAATCCAATCACCATCCACCAACTGCCTAGTGTAAAGAATTGGGCATTGGTTAAGGATGCTATAAGTGCCTTAGAGTGGGACTGGCTTATAGCTACATTAGCTTCTAACCAAGACTTTTTGTACAGGCACGGTAAAGGTGACTTACTTCCAGATTTTGCAGATGGTTGGCGGTGGCATCGGATAAGAAGTACTCTGGGCAGTGATGTCGCAGAATCTGTTGACAGTGTTGTAGCGGTATTACAAGACGCCTTGAGAGAAGAATACGACGAGGACGAATACGAATGGCCTCATCAAACATTAGGAGATTAGTATGGCTAAGGGCATTTTAAATCCTTTAAAGATTAAGAACACAGTTTTGGGTAAGGAAGTTATAAGACGGGCAGAGAGTCAACTCGAAGTTGATTATATATTCTCTGAACTGTGGAAAGCTCAAGATAAGGTAAATTTTGGCTTTGATTGCTTATGTAGTGCTATGTATTGGGGAGGTACACCACAAGGTCGTGAGTTTTGGTCTAACCTTCAAAGGAGGTATTTCGGATGAGATTAGTTGCAGTTTATGGCTCTCTTCGTAAAGGGCTACATAACCACCATGTACTTAATGGTGCAGATATGCTTGACACAGGTGAAATAGAGGGGTATAATATGTATTCCCTAGGGGCTTATCCGGCCTTAGTACCCAGTGTAGAGTATACAACCCCTATTAAAGTGGAAGTATATGAAGTTAATGAACCTACGTTCATAGCTTTAGACCGATTAGAAGGCTACCCCACCTTCTATAATCGTGACGTAGTAGATGTAGTATGTGAGGATGGTAGTGTAATGCCATGTTGGGTGTACTACATGAGACGTAATCTAGCTGACCATCAGCAAGTGATGAACGGGGATTGGAAAAATTTCTTGGAGAAAGTGGCTGACAGGGCGGAGGGTCTGGCATGAAGTACTTAAACCCAATTAACATTAAAAAGAGCAAGGTGTATAGGCAATTGGCCTCTATACGTAGTGGCTTGGAGCTTGACTACCTTGTAAGTGAAGTGCTTAAGCAAGAGCCTTTCCCCTTCGCTGAGGGTGAGGAAGAGTTAAGAGATCTTTGCGACCTTTTCTCTTGGGAGGCATCAGCACAAGGCCACAGTTTTTGGCGACGTCTAGATAACGAAATAAAGGAGGCAGCATAGGACAGTGTATTGTAAAAATCAAGCATGAGGCTTGTGGAGGTAGTGGCTTACAAGTGTTTGAACAGGAAGATGGAAGCTTAGACGGCTTTTGTTATTCTTGTGGGACGTATGTAGCCGACCCTCTCGGAAAAGGTAAGACGGTTGATGACATACCTAAAGAGAAACGTACAGGCTTGACTAAAGAAGAGATAGCTGAACGTATGGCATTTATCTCGACGTTAGGTTGTGTTGACTTAAAGGAGCGACGCCTTAGAAAAGACGCTCTTGAATATTACGGCATTAAGGTGGGGGCTAGTGAGGAAGACGGGGTTACACCTGAATTTGTACACTTCCCTTACACTATTAATGGAGAGGTTTCTTCCTATAAGACACGCTTACTTTCTCGTAAAGCAATGTGGTCTGTAGGAGACCAGACAGATGTTGACTTATTTGGATGGGAACAGGCTATACAATCAGGAGCTAGAAAGCTCATCATCACTGAAGGTGAGTATGATGCAGTGGCTCTTAAGCGTATGCTTGATATGTACCAACCAGAGGAGTATAAAGACAACATCCCTGCTGTATGTTCCCTACCTCATGGAGCTGGTAGTGCATCTAAAGACTTAGCTAGGCTAGCCTCTAAGATACGTAAGTATTTTAAAGAGATAGTGTTATGCTATGACGATGATGAGGCAGGTGCATTAGCTGTAGAAGAGAGTTGTAAAGTGTTGCCTGAGGCAAGTACAGTGGCTCTCCCTGCAAAGGACGCTAATGACTGTATCAAGAAGAGCTTAGGTAAGCAGGTACATAAAGCTGTTATGTTTAACACACATAAGCCTAAGAACACTCGACTAGTATGGGGACATGAAGTACATGAAGAAGCCAAACAACCAGCCGAATGGGGTATCTCTACTCCGTGGTCTAAGCTTACTGATATTACTCGTGGCATTCGTACTGGGGAGACATGGTATATAGCTGCTGGTGAGAAGATGGGTAAGAGTGAAGTGGTTGATAGCCTCATAGCTCACCTAATCGGAGAGCATGGCTGGAAGGTATTAGCTGCTAAGCCTGAACAAGCTAACAACCGTACGTATAAGATGGTGGTTAGTAAGCTTACAGGTAAGGTGTTTCACGACCCTAAGGTGGAGTTTGACCACGATGCCTACGATGCTGGTGGTGAAATAGCTAAAGACCATTTGTGTATGCTTAACCTGTACCAAGCTGTGGAGTGGGAAACGTTAAAGGTAGACATACGAGCTGCTGTGGCTGCTGGTGTTAAGGCTGTCTTCATTGACCCTATCACCAACCTCACTAACGGAATGAACTCTACAGAGGTAGACGCCCACTTACGTATGGTTGCTCAAGAAGCTGCGGCTATGGCGTTAGATTTAGATATTGTTATCTTCTTCTTCTGCCACTTGAACAAACCATCTAAAGGCTCTACTCCTTGGGATAGGGGTGGTAAGATTACAACGGATTACTTTGCAGGTAGTAGTGCTATGGCTCGTTCATGTAACTACGCTATAGGTTTGGAAGGTAATAAAGACCCTGAGTTAACTAAAGAGGAACAAAACATGCGTAAGCTTGTATTACTAGCTGACCGTGAGTTTGGTGAATCTGGTAGTGTTGACTTGTACTGGGATGAACGTACACATTTATTTAATGAGGCTTAATTGTGAAAAAGTATTATTTATACGTAGATTGTTATGTAACTGAGGACACCTACATTGGTGAAGTGGAGGATGAGGAGCACGCCAAGGCTTTAGAGCGTGATTACGTGGAGATTGAATCTGTAACTGCAACAGTACCACAAGATGTCTTAGAGCAGATACGTAATGACTTGTTGGAAGAGATGGAGGATTAATTATGGGAGTTAAAGTAACGCACCTAAATGCGGAAGACCATGTGGTTGAGGTGGTTGAGGAGCTTGTTAAATTATTCACCTTCCGTGACACTTCTGAAGGCCTATTAACTTGCTTTAGAGACCACGAAGATGTTACCGAGGACGTGAGGGGTGTGCTGAGCAAGGCAGGTTTTGAGTTGGAGGTGAGTTAATTTGTACACAGAGTTAGAAACATTTTATAAAGAGAACAGGGACATGCTAGTTAAGCGTGTCTCTCGTAGTGCTGGAGGCGACTACAACGCAGAAGATGTTGTACAGGAAGCCTTCTTCCTAGCCATGAGATATTGGGATGGGTTCGACCCTGAACGACGTGAGCTAGGAGCTTGGTTTAACACAATCCTAAACAATGCTTGTAAACGTTTTAAACGTGATGAGCGTATGTTAGGTATGGCAGTAGAGTTTGATGAAGAGTATATTGAGCCTTTCACTCCGTCGGAAACCGAACGAGACACTATCGCTCTGGTTAAAGATTACATTGGTAAACATCGTGGTGTTCAGCGTGATGTACTTGAGCTTTATTTCCTTCGTGAGTATAAGCCAAGGGAAATTGTACTTGTAACGGAAGCTAAGATTAAGACAGTCAATACTTGGACATTTAAAGCCAAGAACGAAATGACTTTATTAATTAAACAACAGGAGGAGTGATGCTTGGTGAAGTCTTCGACATCGAATGTAATGGCTTCAACCCCACCAGAATACACTGTATCTCAGTACAGTCAGACAAGCTTAAATCAACTGCTAACTACGAGAACATGCGGAAGTTTTTCTCTAAAGCAGATATTCTTGTTGGGCATAATATACAGCGCTTTGACATCCCCGTGGTGGAACGTTTACTAGGGATAAAGGTGAAAGCCTTCCTTATAGACACAATGGCCTTGTCGTGGTATCTAGAGCCTTCTAGAACTACTCACGGGTTAGAGGACTACGGTGAAGAGTTTGGTGTACCAAAGCCTAAGGTAACAGACTGGGAAGGACTAACCACTGAAGAATACATCCATCGTTGTGAAGAAGACGTTAAGATAAACACCACTTTGTGGAAACGTCAACTGAGACAACTAAGACGTATGTACCCTGATGAAGAAGAGCTTATGCGATTCCTCAAGTACGTAAGTTTTAAGATGGATTGTGCAAGAGAGCAAGAGGCTTTACGTTGGAGATTGGACGTACCTAAAGCTACCGAGCTACGAGATAGGTTAACGTTAGATTACGACGAAGCAATCAAAGCTCTTGAGGCAGTGATGCCTGATGTACCTGTATACACTAAGAAAACCAAGCCTAAGAAATGTTTTAAACAAGACGGAACAATGAATGCTTACGGGACTAAGTGGTTTGAACTGCTTAAGGAACTAGGCGAACCTGAAGATACAACGGAAGTTAAATACATTTCAGGCTATAAGCCTCCTAATGCTGGCTCTACGCCACAACTTAAGGAATGGCTAGGTACATTAGGTTGGATTCCTGACCACTTTGAATACAAACGTAATAAGGAGACAGGTGAAGTAAGAGCAATACCTCAGATACGTAAGAAGAATGGAGACAACGAACCTATCTTAACAGACAGTGTTGAGAGATTGGTAGAAGAGAATCCTGAACTCAGGCATTTAGAACGTGTTGGCGTTGTCAAACACAGGCTTGATGTTGTAAAAGGTTTCTTGGAGAACGTAGATGAGGAGGGGTATGTACAGGCTAGGATGCAAGGTTTTACTAATACAATGCGTATTAAACACAGAGTAATAGTGAACCTCCCGGGAGTTGATAAGCCATACGGTGAAGACCTACGTGGTTGTCTTATTGCTCCTGAAGGCTATGAGCTAGTAGGTAGTGACATGTCATCCTTAGAGGACAGGACGAAGCAACACTATATGTGGGACTACGACCCTGAGTATGTTAAGGAGATGATGACTCCTGACTTCGACCCTCATGTGGATTTGGCTGTGTTCGCTAAGGCAATGAAGCCTGATGATGCACACAACTACAAGAACCCAACACCAGAGTTTAAGCAGAAGCCTATATACAAGGCTCTAGCAGCTTTACGTAAACAATACAAGCAAGTTAACTACTCTTGTGTTTACGGAGCTGGTGGAGCTACTGTGGCTCGTGGTGCTGGTTGTAGTGAGGCTGAAGGTACTAAGCTTGTAGAGGCATACTGGGCGCGTAATTGGTCTGTTAAAGCTATTGCTGAAGACCAAGAGGTACGTACATTCAATAAACAGAAATGGTTGTTCAACCCTGTATCTAAATTCTGGTACAGCTTACGCCATGAGAAAGACAGATTCTCCACATTAAACCAAGGTACTGGTGTATATTGTTTTGATATGTGGGTGATGAAGGTTCGTGAGAAGAAGATGCCTATTATAGGTCAGTTTCACGATGAAGTAATTGGACTTATTCGCAAAGGTTTACGAGAGAAAGCTACGGCTTGTCTTAAGTGGGCTGTTGGTGAAGTGAATAAGATGTTGAAACTTAACAGAGACTTAGATGTCGATGTACAATTTGGAGACAGCTACGCTGATATTCATTGATGTATTGTTGTAATCAGATGGGGGATAAGGAAGCCATCAAGAAGTACATACAGGCTTTAGAAGAGCTTGTAGAGGAAGCCTTCTTCGAGGGTTTTGAAGAAGCTTGCAACTCTTTCCAGTCAGATGACGAGGCTTGGAAGGATAGTGCAACATTAAAACAATTGAAACGTATAAAGAAAGAGGTAGTGTAATTTGTTAAACGCTAAAAAAGTAAAACATGTTGGTGGTGGTAATCGTGTAGCTCAAGAGCCTTTAGAGGTTGGTGGTTACGAAGGTCGTGTAGTATGTGTAGTTGACTTAGGTCTTCAACCACAACGTCCTTATCAAGGACAAGAGAAGCCACCTAAGCATGAGATTCGTCTTACATATGAACTCTCTGATGAGTTTATGGTAGATGAGAATGGTGAGGAGATGGAGGATAAGCCACGCTGGATTAGCGAGGACTTCCCTTTCAACTCTTTAGAAAGTGACTTAGCTAAGTCTACTAAACGTTATAAGGCTATTGACCCTGAAGATGACTGTGACGGTGACTTCACTGCGTTAGTTGGTAAGCCTTGTCTTATCAGCATCACTCAGTATGAAGGTAAGAACGGTACAGGTAATGGTGTAGGTAATGTATCTACCCTTACTAAGAAGAAGGCTGCTAAGCTTCCTGAGCTTGTCAACCCCACACAAGTATTTGTGTTAGATGACCCTGACCTAGAGGTCTTTAACGCTTTCCCTGAGTGGCTACAGGATAAGATTAAAGGCAACCTTGAGTACAAGGGCAGTAAGCTAGAAGCTCTGTTGTCTGGTGGTAAGGCTTCTGAGCCACAACCTGAGCCAGAAACTAAGACGGAAGAACCTACTGACGAGGAGTGGTAATATGCAGTTAGTACAACATGGTATGTTTTGTCAGGTAACGTCTGACTCTTACAAGGAATACGGTATTGAGAAAGGTAGTGACGTATATGTAGTGGGGAGCCAGCTCTCCTCACTAGATGAGAACGACCCTTATGTATGTCGTATGTTATTCATCTGTACTCCTATTAGCGAAGATGGTGTAGGTCAGAGCATGTTCTATCTGAACGGTCTTAATCTTCTACCACTTTCTGAGGATAAACAAAACCTATACGCTGACATTCTTAATGCAGCAGAAGCTAAATTAGCAGGTGAGGTTCATTAATGCAAGACATTAACGGAAACATAGTTAGGGAGGGGGATACAGTCTTAGTGCTGACAACCCCCCGCTCAGGAAGTAGGAGCAAGAGGCTCTTCCACGCAGTTGCAGTTGATGTACACCCTGACAAAAACACTGGCAAGTTCCGTTGTTATGAAAATGACAGGATTGTTTCTGTAACCCCTGTATCTGTAGTAGTACCTAAGGAGTAGTAATGCAACCACTTATTGACTTGGACATCCTTCTCTATGAGATAGGTGTTCAGGGTCAGTATGTTGATGAGGAATCTGGAGAGACTATGATGCTACCTTTCGATAAGTTAGCTCCTAAGTTTGACCAGAAGATTGAAGAAATATGTGCTGAGGTTTGGGCAACCAAGCCTCCCATCCTCTTCATGTCTCACAACAAACTGATTCACAACAATGAAGAGAAACGTAAAGCTAGACAACTTAAGCGTGTAGAGAAGAAACTTGAGAAAGCTGAGACAGCCGAAGACAAAGCTGAACTAACGCAACAAGTAGAAGACCTACAACCTAAGAAGTTCAATCCCAACTTTAGGGAGAAAGTAGCTAAGAAGAAAGTGTATAAGGGCAATCGTAAGAGTGAGCGTCCTAAACACTTCCTAAACTTAGTTGAATATGCCCGTGCTAATTACGAAGTAGTTACTGCGGAAGGTTTAGAAGCTGACGATTTATTAGGTGTGTATCAAACACAAGCAGAACCTTTAACAACTATCATCTGTTCTCGTGATAAGGACTTGAAGATAGTGGAAGGTATGCACTACGGTTGGGAGAGTGGTTATCAACAAGCATTCCCACCAACAAGGGTAGATGGTGTTGGTACATTAAGTATTAACAAACGTGGTACAAAGATTAGTGGAACTGGCTTAAAGTTCTTCTATTCACAAGTATTGACTGGGGACGTTACTGATAACTACCCCGGATGTCCCCGTATTGGCGCTGTGAAGGCTTTTAATGCCCTAGCTAATACCAATACAGAGGGTGAGATGTTTGAGGCCGTCCTAGAGCTTTACAGGAAGGCTTATGGCGAGGAGCACGACTATCGTGCAGAAATGTTAGAGCAAGCTAGGCTGGCACATATGGTGACTGAGCTGGATGAAGATGGCTTGCCTGTTATGTGGGAGATGTATGATGAAAGAGCCTAAAGATTATGACAGCTTAGGGTTTTGGATTTTTATGAGTGTGTTCGTTATTTGCTGTACAATTGCGCAGGTGTATGGATGAGCGATGATGTTTACATTTTACAAATATTAGTTTACGGGAGAATAATCTGTGTATAGTTTATTCATAACACTACTCATCTTACTGCTTGTGGGGGTGGTTGGTTCTATAATAACTTTTAAAGAAAAAGTTAATATGTTCTTTATGGGAGTTACCCTCTACAGTTGTGCAGGACTCCTCCTGTGGACTGTCGTAGCTGTTATTTGGAGTGAATATTTTGCCTAGAGAGAGAAAGACTAGCAAGGCTGGTCGTCCTAGTGGGGACAAGACACGCTGTTCAGGGACTTGGACAGAGGCACGCTTTAAGAGCTTTATTAAAAGTTTATTACGTCAAGGAACGATGAAGTGGAAGCCAATACAAGATTGTAAGAAGCTGGCACGTACTAGACGTGGCTGGTATCGTTGTGCAGGGTGTGGGGAAGAAGTACCTGCCTCGCTCAAGGAAGGACGGACAAGAAAGAATAACATACATGTTGACCATGTTAGTCCCGTGATATTACCCGAGGTAGGCTTTACGACGTGGGATGACTGTATCGAACGTATGTTTTCAGAACTGGATAATCTCCAAGTGTTGTGTACCTCATGTCACGATATTAAAACAAATGCTGAGAAGCAAATAGCTAAAGAAAGAAGAGAGCGAGAAAAGAATGACAAACAGTTATAAAGGTTATAGTAATTTCAACGACGTTGCTGATTTAAAACTACGTACATACAACCGATTTGTTACGTTGTTTAACATTAATGCAGCACACGGAGCTAAGTTAGTACGTGAGTACACTGAACAGTTTACTAAAGCTGAGCAATTACAAATTAAAGCAATGGGCGCTTACATTGACGCTAAAGGTAAAGAAGCAGTTCTTAAAGAGATTAATGCAGGTTTGGAGGTACTGAGTGAGTAAACTAACACGAGAAGAGATTGTTAAGCAGCTTAAAGGTGTAAGGTTTACGTTCGAGAGTTGGTACAAAAACACTTTAACGTATGGTTTTGAAGACTGGACTATAAGCACTGTCCCTGAGTATAGAGATGAGCTGGTTAGTGAGGAGAGTGTAGAAGCTCTTCTTGATGGAGAGGATGTTGTAGTAACCTTAGGTGGGGAGGTTGTTTATAGTGAGTAAAGGAGCAACTGTACTAACAGAGCCAGTAAAAGTTAAGGAGGGTGGTAAGTGGTATGACCAACCTTTTAGTAATTGTGGTTGGCTAGTATCGCTTAGGCATTGGTTAATTTCAAAGATTGCTGGAAAAGACAAGGTTATGCTTAACGTCAATCTTAAGGTCTGTGACAGGGTTAACCCAGATACTTTTGCAATTGTCATAGGTGGCAACTTTCTGTGTGTAAATAATGAGTTTGATATGCCTGAGGATAAACAGTTGGAGTTTCGTAATGCAAGGTGATGCTATGAGATTTAATGAGGGGAAAGCTCCCCTCTCCCTTATTGTAGAGGCTAGACATGCTCTTAACGGCTGTGCTAGTGTACTAGAATTTGGGGCTAAGAAGTATGCTAGAGGTAACTGGCATAAAGGTTTAAGTCATACGCAGATTTGTGACAGTATGTTACGTCACTTATCAGCTTACCTATCAGGAGAAGATAATGACCCTGAAAGTGGTTTGAGACACGTTGACCACATTATGTGTAATGCGATGTTCTTAGCGGAGGGTACTATCACCCATCCAGAATTAGATGACAGAAGTGAGGAGTTGAGAGTTGGATAAGAGTCTTTTAAAAGAGTTTATTAAAGAGATGATACGTGATGGGGAGTTGACCGTTAAGGTCAGAGGTACACACAATTTCTACCCTTGCTCTGAAAGAGTAAGGAACGTAGGTAATGTCTACAGAGCTGTAGAGAGTATGTCTTTTAGTCTAGTAGTGAGGAGTTGAAGAATGATTTATCTAGCTAGTGTATACAGTCTTGATGCTAAGACTGAAAGTGAAGAACATAAGCGTATTCGAGAAGAGCGTTATAATGTTGTAATGAAGAAAGTTAACGAGTTGCTTAAAGGCAACATGAACGTGTTCTCCCCTATATTACATTGCCACCCAATGAGCGTTGTGTGCGACCTACCTAAAGACTTCTCTTTCTGGGAGCGTCTTGATGAGGCTTATATGGACATGTGTGACGTACTTTGGGTATTAAAGATGGAAGGTTGGGAACGTAGCGAAGGTATTCAGAAAGAGATTGCCTACGCTAAGTCTAAAGGTATGTTTATCCACTACGAGGAAGTTTAATTGATTACACCTAAACAGAGATTACAAATCATCAAGCTAAAGAAAGAAGGCATGAAGCACCGAGACATTTCAGAAGCTGTCTTCGGTAAGCGCACAGCAGCCTCTACAGTGCATTATGTACTTAAAGAGGCAGGGTTGGTAGGGGGTGGTCGAGAAAAGGCCTCACAGAAGCTCTCAGGAGCTCGTATCCTACTATTTGATATTGAGTCAGCCCCACTGAAAGCATTTGTCTGGAGTATGTGGCAACATGGGGTTGGCTTAGAGATGATTAAGGATGATTGGTTCATCTTATCATGGAGTGCTAAATGGCTAGGCGAGGACAAGGTATTCTACCAAGACTTACGTGGTAGTGTTGAGCAGGAAGATGACAGTGAGCTTATTGGTGACTTATGGAAGTTGCTAGATGAAGCTGACATTGTTGTTACGCAGAATGGTGTTAAGTTTGACACTAAGAAGTGTAATGCACGTTTCCTAGCTAATGGCTATCAACCACCAAGTCCTTATAAGCAAGTTGATACGTTACGTATTGCTAAGAAACATTTTGGCTTTACTAGTAATAAGCTTGAGTATATGGCTGATAAGTTTAACGTAGAGTTTAAGAAATTAGACCACGCTAAGTTTGGTGGGTTTAAGTTATGGAAGGAGTGCCTTAGTGACAACCTAGAAGCATGGGAAGAGATGGAGAAGTATAACCGACACGATGTGTTGGCTCTTGAGGAGTTGTATATTCGTCTTCGTCCTTGGGATAATACTCACCCTAATCTTAATCTTTATACCGATGTTCATTCTCATGTATGTTCTTGTGGGTGTGAAGAGTTCGTAAAAGCAGGGTATCACGTTACGCAAGTAAGTAAGTTCCAACGCTGGAGATGTACGAAGTGTGGTAAGGTGGTACGCGACAGAGAAAACCTCTTAACTAAAGATAAACGCAAGTCATTGAAACTTAACGTTGTTTAAAATTAATTTAAATTTTTTAAAGTAATTCTTAAGTAAAACGTATATATACTTGTATAGGGGTTATAATTATATGAAGCGTTAGCTTCCAATAGTCTAAGAAAATGTTTAAGTAAAATAAGGAATATATATGTTAATTATTTTATTTCTTTCTTATGTTTTAGGTAATGAAACATATATAATACACAAGGAAGTTAAAGACATGCACACTTGTGAAGAAATGATAAATCATATAAGGATGGTTGAGAAACACCGTCCTTCTCTTTCTTCTAAAGTGAAGATTAATAAACTTGAATGTAGAGAGGTCATTAGGGAAATTTGAGTGAGTTAGAGATTAGTCCTGATGGCTATATGGTGAGACGAGCTGGTATCGTTATGCGTAAGCCTGAATGGATGAGCGACGAATACTGGTTTAAGTATGAAGCTCCTAGGTGTGGCACTAGAGTTGGTAAGGGAGGTAAGTTCCTTTACGGACAGTCAGTGGATATGCCTAAGTGGGGTGAGGATGAGAGAGGAGATGGTTGTGATGGAGGTGCTTGTGCGATATGATGAATGGCCTGGTGTGTAATGGTTTTACGTCCCATACTTAGAAGGTGGAGGTAGGAGCACCCCACGTTAAAAACTGAAGCTTTCAAACAGTAATTAAGAGATGTCATTTCTCATAATTTTATTTAGAAAATATTTTAAGGAAACAATCAATGGATAAACTATTACAAGAGCTACGTAAGACTGGTGCTTATGTTGAGAAGTATCATAAAGAAATCATCTACGGCTTAGCTGCTGCATTAGTGCTGAGTTTAGTATTCTAGCAGAGGGGGAGGGCATTTAGCTCTCCCTCTTTTTTTTTGTAACAAGGGCTCAAGCTAGACTTAATAGTTGATGAAGGTATTATATAAAGGGGCTTAACAGCCCCCTCCTTTTTTTCCTTACTTCATCGACTTTTTGCCTTTACATTTCCACCGCTTTCTAGAAATGTCATTAGCGCAAGGTGGGTTTTTGCACTTCTTAATCCCTGCACTTCTAGCGCAATATGCATCACCCTTTTTAGTTCCCGGCTTTGGTGTTTTCCCTGCCTGACCAACTGAGCGTGTCTTACCGTCCTTTGTTACACGCACAGCCTTTCCCTTTGCTGGTTTCTTAGTTGATTTTTTAGTTGATTTCTTTTTACTAGTTTTGGTGCGTTGTCCGCGTGTATTTGCTGGCATATTATTTACCTCTCTTTTGTGTATTGACTCTCTTGCCTTGCGCTTTGCGTTTTTTTTTGATTTACTTTTAGATTCCCTACTTCTTCTTCTTAGGGTCGTCGTCGTCATACTTCTTCTTTGGGTCTGACATTATCCTTCCTTCTGCTTAGTAGTTAATCGGATT